TGTGTATCAGAGTATGCTAATGTGGCAGGATTACAAGATATTGTTATAAAGGGATCTTGGACCAATCGAATGGGCGTCGATGGTAAAACTCTATTACATAGACATGAAGGAAGTGTTGTAAGTGGTGCTTTTTATTATGATTGCGACGACGATAGTGTACCGTTAGTAGTACACAGTCCGATTAGACCATATAGAATGGCAGAAGTACATAGAGAAGTAACGCAATGGAATGAATATACACAAAAATTACCATGTATAAACTATATGCTGTATATATTTCCAAGCTGGATGGATCATGAAACTACTATTAATTCTACCAAAATGCGTAATGTTATATCTTTTAACACATTTTATCCTTGACAAATCGTATGAAATCGTATATAATCGTATATAGTTAGTAACAGTTTAGGCAATACAATGGCAACTTATATTTTAGTAGACACTCTTAACACGTTTTTTCGTGCAAGACACGTAGTACGTGGCGATATCGACACTAAGGTTGGTATGGCACTACATATTACACTTAATAGTGTTAAGAAAGCATGGCGTGACTTTGAAGGTTCGCATGTTGTTTTCTGCTTAGAAGGACGTAGCTGGCGCAAGGACTTTTATCAGCCTTACAAGCGTAATAGACAAGTAAGTCGTGATGCAATGACTCCTAGTCAGCAAGAAGAAGATAAAGTATTCTTTGAAATATTTGACGAGTTTAAAGACTTTATTGCTGACAAAACAAATTGTACTGTACTACAAAACCCTGTTCTAGAAGCTGACGACTATATTGCAGGTTGGGTACAAGCACATCCTAATGATAATCATGTTATTGTTAGTACAGATGGCGACTTTGCACAACTTATTGCTCCTAATGTTAAACAATATAACGGTATTAGTAACACAACTATTACACACGAAGGGTATTTTGATGATAACGGTGCACCTGTAGTAGATAAAAAGACTAAAGAGCCTAAAGCTGCACCTGAGCCTAACTTTATGTTGTTTGAAAAGTGTATGCGTGGCGATACTAGTGACAACGTGTTTAGTGCTTATCCTGGTGTACGTAAGAAAGGCACTAAAAACAAAGTAGGTCTTATCGAAGCATATGCTGATAAAGAGACAAAAGGCTTTAATTGGAATAATATGATGCTACAGCGTTGGGTAGATCACGAAGGTGAAGAGCATCGTGTACTAGATGACTACAATCGTAATGTTACACTATGCGATTTGACTGCACAGCCTGCAGATATTAGAGAGATAATTAATAATACTATTAGTGATGTTGAACCTAAGTCGATATCACAAGTAGGTTTACGTCTTATGAAATTTTGTGCGAAATGGGATATGCAACGAGTTGCAGATCAAGCTAACCTTTTCGCAGAACCACTACAAGCGAGGTATCCTAAATGATAAAAGCAAAGCCTATTTTAAAAGATAAGTTCTGGATTATAGAACAAAATGGTAGCAATGTAGGTACATTAAGTGTATCAGAAGATCAATACTTGTATTCATGCGATACTGGTACACATATGTACACAAATCCAAGTCAGCTTAACAAAGCACTAGGCGGAAATATACTATGGTCAGAGTCTATTAGTGATGCAGAAGAATCTGATAACATTGCATACGAATATCCAACTAGCACTAAGCCACATAATATTATATGGGATGTGAAACAAAAACTTCCGTTGTTTACAAAAAGTGAAAAGAGTAAAAGCCTGTATGCCGCAGGCTATTATATTATTAGATTTGAAAAAGGTTGGGTTAAAAGTTTTTGTCCTAAGCTAATTACAATACAAAGGTATGAATTTAAAGGACCTTTTAAAGACGACTTACATATGAGATTGGAATTGTCTAATGCAAACAAACACTCCTCTTAATAATATGCCTATTCAGCAGTTTTTAAGTCAAGTTAAGACTGCTGACTCTACAAGAGCAAAAGAAATTAAAATGTCAATCGAACAAGCTAGGAGTCTGGCGCTTACCCTAGGACAAGTTATGGCAAGACTTAACGGTGACTTAGAACAATTGTTGCAAAAAGAGTATTCTAAAGAAAATGAAGTAATACAAATCCAAATGGATGGCGGATCTAGCTGGTAAAAAGAGATAAATATATGCGTAGTTAATTAAGGATACGCATATGAGTCGGCCAAAGCCTAAAGTATTATTAGAATACGTTGATAAAAAGACATACAAGGTAGAACAAGTTCTTGATGCGGAAGCTATTTGGGCTGTATTTTACAAAAATAAACCGTTTAATCTAAAAAGTTCTAATGCACTTACTAGTTATCCTGGTCCAAAATACAAAAAAGTCAGCTTTAGTAACCCAGGACATGCTCACAATCTAGCACAAAAGTTAAATGAAATGTTTCATACAACGGATTTTAATGTTGTTATGCTCACAGATGGTGAAGTAGTTCAAGAATGAACACAAAAGAAGTATATACTAAAATTTTTTTAAAAGCAGCAGGTATAGCAGTAAGTGAATTATCTGTTAAAGAGTATATGCCTCAATGGTGGAAGAACACAAGAGAAAAAGAAACAGGCGGCTTGCGTCTTACTGACGACGGATACGATTTTCTCATAGAAAAAGTTCAGCTTAAAACATATGAAGTCCCGTACAGTACAAACTTTGAATTTACTACACAGGTTATTATATGGTTAGACCAGTTTATAGACTGCCCTTATTACTTAGGTACACGTAGTATGTATGTGACGAACGAAAAGAAGGCACTCGAACTAAGTCTTTTTAGCGGCGATGTTCGCAAATACGGACTAATGAAAGCTCTAAAAAAGAACAAAAAAGATGAAAAAAACACTTGACATTCTATGTATTGATGTTATTATATATGTATAGTTAGAAACTAGGCACTGATAACTTAATATAAAGGAATACAAGATGGAAGCATCAATTACACGTACTGTAAGCCCTAATGGCGCAAAGAAAAGCATTTTACGTGCTTTTAAAAAGAAACGTCCTATCTTTTTGTGGGGACCTCCAGGTATTGGTAAATCGGAAGTAATTGGCCAAATTACCAAAGGCATGGAAAATTCACATCTAATCGACATTCGTTTGTCATTATGGGATCCTACAGACATTAAAGGTATGCCATACTACGCTTCAAACGATAACACAATGAAGTGGGCACCACCTGTAGAATTACCTACAGAAGAATTTGCGGCACAATACGATAACATTGTATTGTTCTTAGACGAAATGAACTCAGCAGCGCCTGCTGTACAGGCGGCAGCTTATCAGCTTATCCTTAATCGTAAGGTTGGTACTTATAAGTTACCAGATAACGTTCTTATTGTTGCAGCTGGTAACCGTGACGCAGACAAAGGTGTTACATATCGTATGCCAGCACCGTTGGCTAACCGCTTTGTTCACTTGGAACTTGCTGTATCATTTGATGACTGGTTCCAGTGGGCTGTAGATAACCGTGTACACAAAGATGTTGTTGGTTATATGCAGTTCAGCAAAAAAGACTTGTATGACTTTGATCCTAAGTCGCCAAGCCGTTCGTTTGCTACTCCACGTAGCTGGACGTTCGTTTCCGAATTACTTGAAGACGAAGACGACGACGACAATACTACAACAGATCTTGTTGCAGGTTCAGTCGGAGAAGGCTTAGCCGTCAAGTTTATGGCGCATCGAAAGATTGCGTCAAGTATGCCTAACCCAAGCGATATCTTGGAAGGCAAAGTAGAGAAGATTACTAACAAAGAAATCAGTGCCATGTATTCCTTGACAGTATCTCTCTGCTACGAACTTAAAGAAGCATGTGATAAGGGCGATAAAAAGTTCGATGATAAGGTAAATAACTTCTTACGCTTTTCGATGGATAACTTCGAAACAGAATTAGTTGTTATGGGAATCAAACTTGCACTTACACAATACTCACTTCCAATCGATCCAGACGAAGTTGAGTGCTTTGATGAGTTCCATGAGCGCTATGGCAAGTATATTACTGCTGCACAGGCTGCTTAAACAAGAGAAATGGGTAGGAAACTGCCCATTTCTTCTTGACTTTTATAGCAAACGGTTATATACTAATAGTATAACAATAGGAGACATGGCATGCCCTTAGATTTTTTTAATTCAAACGTACTTTATAATCTAGAAGGTACTAAACATTGGACACCTAATCCGGATATTACTCCTGAAGAATTAGAAGAGATGCGTGTCGAAGTACTTGATCGCATCATTGTTGCACGAGTAGGATTACTACTAAGACATCCGTTCTTTGGAAACATGGCAACACGTCTTAAAATTGTATGCGCAGATGATTGGTGTCCTACTGCTGCCGTAGACGGTCGTAACTTATATTTTAACACACAATTCTTTAACGCAATGGGCAATAAAGAAGTAGAGTTTGTTATTGCACACGAAATTTTACATTGTGTATTTGATCACCTGCCACGTAGAGAAGACCGTGATCCTAAAATTTACAACATTGCCGCAGATTATAAAGTAAACAATTTACTTGTTCGCGATCGTATCGGTGAAAAGCCAACTTTTATTGATTGTTTTCAAGATTTTAAATATGAAGATTGGACATCAGAAGAGATATACGACGAACTGTATGAAACTGCTAAAAAGAATGGCGAAGAATTCCTAAAACAACTTGGCGAAATGCTAGACGAACACGTTGATTGGGAAGGCAATGATGGCGACGAAGGCAGCGGACAAGGCAAAGACGGACAAGAAAAAAGCAAAGGCAACCGTCCTACATATACTAAGGACGAATTAAAACAAATACAAGATGAAATTAAAGAAGGAATGATACAAGCCGCACAAAGTGCAGGTGCTGGTAATACTCCGGGCGAAATTGCACGTATGATTCAAGAGTTCACAGAGCCTAAAATGAACTGGCGTGAAATTCTACGGCAGCAAATTCAATCAACTATACGTAATGATTTTACATTTGTTCGTCCATCACGCAAAGGCTGGCATACTAGTGCAGTGTTACCTGGTATGAACTTTGATGAAACTATCGATCTGTGTGTTTCTATTGATATGAGTGGTTCAATAGGCAACGATCAAGCAGCAGATTTCCTCGGCGAAGTACAAGGTATAATGGACGAATACAAAGATTACAATATTAAATTGTGGTGCTTTGATACAAAGGTCTATAACGAAGAAGATTTTAGTGCAGGTGGCGGAGAACGTTTACAAGAGTACCAAGTTATGGGCGGCGGCGGTACTGACTTTATGGTTAACTGGACGTATATGAAAGAAAATGATATTCAACCCAAGAAGTTCCTAATGTTTACAGATGGTTATGCATGGGATTCGTGGGGTGATCCTGATTACTGTGACACAGTGTTTATTATACACAGCAATCATAATAAAGAATTAGAAGGACCGTTTGGTATTACAGCTCACTATGACGCCGCTTAGAAACCCAAACCCATTAAATATTATAGGCAGAAGGCGAGTCGCCTTTTTGCCGCCGTTTTTTGAGAGTGTTAATCTTAAGAATCGGTATAATTTATGCGACTCAATCGAAAAGTGGATAGATACAAATCTTAAAGGTAGGTATTATGTAAATAACGGATTTGGTATTGATGATACAGGCAAACACGTAACAAATAGGCTTACAGTAGGATTCGAAAACAAAAAAGAATTATCGTATTTTATGTTAGCTTGTCCACATTTGAAGTATAAGTAAAAAGACATCTATAAATAAATGTACAGAAGGAGATATTAAATGTCTGAAGCAACAACAAACGCACCTGAGACCCAAGCAGAACAAACTGCTCCTCCGGTAGATCTTACAGTGCAGGATTTAAATGCACTAAAAACTATCATTGACGTAGCAAGTCAACGTGGCGCATTTAAGCCAAACGAAATGACAGTAGTCGGTGGTACATATACTAAACTAGAAAACTTCTTGGCAGCTATTGCGGCTACCCAACAGACCAATGAAGAGAATACAGCGGCAGCAGAAGATGCAGCAACATCCGCTGGTGTTGAGGCAGCAGTCAGTGGCTGATCTAAAACACGTTGGTCGTGTCAAAAAGAATCAAAGAAAGTGCGCTGTGGTATTTAGGACTTTACCTAATGAACCTGAAAGCTGTCTTATTCTTCCAACTGAAAATTTATCACCGGAAGATCATGATGATGTTATTGCATTAATTGAAAGTAATAGCGCACAGACATCATATGAGTTAGCTGAAGCAATGGATCGTGCTGTATTACGTGATGGTAGCCGTATGTTACCACGATTCCATGGCGGTAGAAAGCTAGTTAAAATGTCTACATCAGAAATTGAAATGACTCCTAATACTAATACTGTGCTGTTGTTATCTGAATTAAATGAGATGATTGCTAATCAAAGAGGAGTTGGTATTGGAGACTTAACTGTACCTCCTGGTAAAAACGACACTGCTAGGACAAGAGACTTAGGAGAGCCTGCAAGAGCAGAGACTGTAGAAGATGTTAAACCTACCGGTGAAAAACCTTTAACAGACGATGACATGGCAGCTCAATATCGTTCGCAAGCGGACGCCCTCTTTAAAGAGGCGAAGAGACTTCGTGAACAAGCTGAAGATCTTGTTCCGACCAAACGTAAAACTAAGAGCAGTGCCTAATAAAAAATTACCTACAGACGTTGTTCAGCATTGGCCAGAGGTGCTCAAGGATATTGATGTAAAAGTCGTACCTATGGAGTACCTCGCAGCTCTTAGAGTTACCTTTAAAGATAAAAAGGTATGGGAAGTTGACCTACGTAGAAGTAGCGATTTAGACCGTACACTAGATGAAGTAATTCAAGATTTCTTTGACGAGTACGGTGATAAAATAGATACTGTAGACTTTAGATTAGATACTAAGAAAGTTAAAGCAGATATACAAAAGCGTACTAAAGTGTTTATGAAGAAACGTAAATAGATACGAAAAGGCATAAATACTTGTAACTAAGTATACACCAGGAGTTGAAGTATGGCACTACGCTTAAGACGAGGAACAAACGCAGAGCGTTTAACAATTACCCCAGAAATCGGGGAACTTATTTACACAACTGATACTAAAAAAGTGTTTGTAGGCGATGGGTCTACAGCAGGTGGCGTTCCAATTGACACAGGATTACTTGATCTTGCAGGTAATTCTTTAAATGATTTAGGAGATGTAGCAACAACAGCACCAACTGATACACAAGTATTAGCTTGGAATGATGCTAATTCCAATTGGGAGCCAGCAGATGCTGCGACACCTGATTTAAGTGCATCAGTTATTAGTGACCTTAGCGATGTTGGTATTGGTGTTATTAACAACGAACAAGTATTAATATGGAATGAAACTGCTAGTCAATTCCAACCAGGCGATGTGCTTGGGGTAACAACTGAACTAAGCGATATAGCTGATGTTGCAGATCAAGACCCGACTGATACACAAGTATTAGCTTGGAGTACATCGCAAGCTTCTTGGGTGCCGACAGATGCTGCTACTCCAGATCTTACTAGTGCAGTTATATCAGATCTAAGCGATGTTTCAATTGCTGTAATTAATAGTGGACAAATATTAGTATGGGATGGTACACACTTTGTGCCAGGAGATTTAAATGGCGATGTAGTTTCGGATACATCTCCTGTACTTGGCGGTAACTTAGATGCTGGTGGTTTTAACATCACAAACGCAGGCAGCATTGCTGCAATTAATATTAATGCAACAAATTTTACAGGCAATTTTATTGGAACGCATAGTGGCGATTTTAATGGTGACTTTGACGGAAACTTTGTAGGTAGTATTTATAACGAAGATTCAGCACTTGTGTTTGATGCGGAAAATAATACTGTAAGTAACTTAGTTAGTATTACTGCTACAGAGTTTGAAGGCGATCTTACAGGTGATGTTACAGGTAACGTAACTGGTAATGTAACTGGTAGTATAACCGGTGATGTACAAGGTAGTGTGTTTTCTGACAGCAGTACATTACTTGTAGATGGCATTAACAGCCAAGTGTTTGGTACTATAAAAGGTACGATTGATACTAACGATAAAATTTTACAAAGCACTACCGAAACTGTTGTTTATGAAACTGTTGGGTTATCAACAGGTAGTGCAGGACCTAATATTAAAGCAGATGTCTCAAGAGGTAGTTTAGGTGCTCCTACAGTATTACAAGCAGGTGATACTATTATGCAATTAACTGCTAGTGGACATGATGGTGTTGACTATAATACTCCAGCTGCTATTTTAAGATTAGGAGTTGACAAAGATACAACATCAATTGCTGAAAATGTCATGCCAGGTCGTTTTGTTGTCCTAACATACAACGAAAGCGGTAGTACAGGTTTAGATAATGCATTAGTTTTTAACAGATTTGGAAGACTAGGTATTGGTACTGATGTTCCAACAGCAAAATTAGATGTTCGTGGAGATATTAAAGCTGAAGGCACAATTACTCCAGGAGTGTATGCAGACGATGCGGCTCGCGATGCAGCTATTACAAGCCCAGTTGCAGGTATGATGATCT